TTCGCAATACCTAAGAAACCGAAGAAGTAACCTTATGGGGGCGTCAACCGCGGTTGACAAGAGCTTGAGCGGTGGAATGCCGACTCGTAAATCTTTTCGGTAAACGAAAATTTCTTTTCTCATTTTCAGTAGGTATATATCTCTTTTCGTAGTAGCTTTTTATAGATGCTTTTCGCGCTACAGGCGCCCTCCTACTCTTCTACGCTTAGCCTTAGCTTTAATTATATTTTAACACAAAACGAGAATCCTGAGCGGACGTTTTCCACAAATTCCACAAAGGGGATAGTTAGTATATGACACAAGAACTTTCTTATAAAAACATTTCAGCACCTATAGAAGTCCCAGACGAGAAAGGGTTTGTCGAGGGCTACGCAAGTGTCTATGGCGTAGTAGACTCGCAAAACGACGTTGTAGACATAGGGGCCTTTAATGCTGTCTTACGTGATCCCAGTAAGGTCAAGTTTCTATGGCAGCATGATTTTAAGAAACCTACAGGACGGATCCTCAAACTTTGGGAGGATGAAATCGGCTTAAAGTATCGTGCTAAATACAACCTCAAAACGAGCTGGGGTAAAGATGCTTACGAAGCCGCCGTCAATGGCGACATTGATAGTAACTCGATAGGTTACAACGTAAAAGCTGGTAAGGCCTTTAAAGACGATGACGGGACCCAGCACCTTTCGATAGTGGACCTCTGGGAGATCAGCAACGTCACTTTTCCTAGCAACCCAGAGGCAGTTAACACATCGGTAAAGGGCCTAGGTGACAAACCAGAGGCACCAGACGGGGAAAAAGCGGGGCGCGTGCTCTCGACTGTTAACTCAGATGACTTTACCGCATTACGAGACACGCTCGCGCAGGCGCTAAAATACTGTGATGCTATTCTTGGTAGAGCCGCACCTCCAGCGGACGCACAAGCAGCACCACCAGCCAAGGCACCCCCTGCCAAAGCAGAAGATGCACAGTTGGATGTAAAAGTGGATGAGCAGTTGAAATTGAAACTTACGGAATTAATCGAAGCACTAAAGATCGAAAACTAAAGAGGATAACATGGCAGTAGAAGCAAAAACGATGGAGCAGCTCGTTTCGGAAATGTCAATCGGAGTGGCTGATCTCAATACAAAGATGAGCTCAAAGCTTGATGAGTTTGGGCTCGCACAGGAATCACTAACAGACAGGATGGACACTCTCGAAACAAAGGGCAATATGCCCCCTGGACTTGTCGCCAAAGAAAAAGGTGACGACATAGAAGAGAAGTGGATGGAGGACTATCAGCACTATCTGTTCACAAAGTCCAGCTACGATGAGCTCACCTGGATCAAGGAATACGTAGCGACGCACTCAAAGCGCGAGACGCCTGATTATATCAAGACTATCGCTGCAAACGATCTGACAACCGGCGGGTATTGGATGCCCTCCACGATGAGCAACCGTATCATCGAGGTTATTGTAAACACATCACCAATCAGATCTATCGCCAGCGTCGAGACGCTACAAAATGGTGACGAGTTAACGATGGTCCAGGAAGTCGGCACTATGCCTTGTGGGTGGACCTCAGAAGTAGGGGCAAGACCCGCAACTGCAAACATGACGACTGCGGAAGTCAAAATCCCAACACATCCGATGTATGCCATGCCACTTATGACGCAGAAGATGGCAAGGACCGCAGCGTTCAATGTCGAAAGCTGGATGACTCGCAGAGTTACTGAATATTACGGTTTCCTTGAAGGCGTCGCCTTTGTCACAGGAAGCGGCACAGGTAGACCACAGGGAGTCCTAACCGCTGCAAACAAGGCAGCAACCAACGTAGTGCATGTCCACACAGCCGCCGCTGCTACGATCCCTGACTTTGATTGCTTGATTGATTGCCAAGAGCACCTGCCAGAGCAGTATCAATCTAACGCAACATGGATCATGAATCGTGCTACGAAGGCAGCCCTTAGAATGATGCAAGACGGCCTTGGGCGCTACATCCTGGAGCAAAATGTCATGATGGGTTACGGTGTTAACGCAACGCCCATTTCAAGAGACATGCTCTTTGGGCACCCTATAACCTATGTCCCTGCAATGCAGAACATTGGCGCGGCTGTTGGTGGAGTGAACGTCAAGCCTATTATGTATGGCGATTTCAGAGAGGCCTACACTATAGTCGATAATCCAGGTATCTACACGATCAGGGATGAGATAACAACCAAAGGTTTAGTCAGTCTCTTTTCAGAACGCCTCGGAGTTGGCGGCGGGGTAGTTAACGAAGCCGCATACGTGCCCTTAGAGTGCTCAGTCTGATTCAGTTGTAAGGAGTGAAGAGACATGCCAGCAAAAGCAATTAAAGCCAGCGCGATGCGGGTCAAAACCACGACAGCGCCTGCTGCCCCCGCTAGTGGCGTCATTGTGTATTTCGACGGCACAGACGTAAAGCTGAAAAATGCCGCAGGTCAAGTGTTTACCTTTACGGGATCGTGGGCCTGATCGAATCTTAGAACCTTAGAAATTAGGTGATTTATGAACAGTGAATATTTAAAACAGGATTGCTTACAGCGAATAGACGAGCTAGTCGCAGCGCGTGCCCAGTTTCAAGCAAACGTTCACGCCTGTGACGGCGCCCTAGAAGAGCGCAGGCAAGTCCTTTTTTTCATAGCATCACAAGAAAAAACGAAAATCGCAATAGAAAATCAAGAGGATAACTAATATGGTGAATAAGGAAATATTCCACAGGATCCACTGGGTCCCAATCTTCGCACCCTTAGTATGCGCAAACACTGCCGCGATTGAAACGGCGTTTGGCAACCAATGTATTGACACAACGGACGCGGAGTCTAACACGTTTGTATTAGTATTAGGAACCGCAGCAACCGCAGACCTGGTAATCGGTCTGAAAGAATCTGCAACAGCCGCAGGAGCGGGGACCGCAGTAGCAGCAGCTGACTGTAAGGTAGTAAGAGACGATGGCGACGTAGCCAAAATCGTTGGCTCTTTGCTAACGGCTACAGCAGGCGCGGACACAGCCCACACGTATTTCTTCCAATATAAGGGAACTATGGACTTTATCCGGCTGACGTCATCGGTGGGCACAATATCAACCATAGTGGGTTGCTACCTACTCAAGACCTATCTGAGAAACGAACCAGCACACGCCTAGAAACAGTTATCTAAGGAGGATACGGGGTTGGTTTTTCTTCATTCCCGCCCCGCCCTCTCTTAGAACATTTTACATTTCCGAGTCTTAACTGACAGGGGGAAAAATGAGATCCTATCCGAGTCCGGTCACTGCGACAATAGCGGCTGGCGATGAAACAGGACTAAGCAATGCAATAGATATTGGGGCGGCGAAGTATCTGGGAATGATCATGCCCGCCGCATGGACTGCCGCCGTCCTTACGTTTCAAAGCTGTGACACGCTTGCCGGAACATATCAGAATGTCTACGATGCTTCCGGTGAGGTTTCTATGGCCGTTTCCGTTAGCGTCAACCGCACCCTCAACGTGGCAATGTGGAGTCTTGCGCCTTGGCGGTTTTTGAAGTTGCGTTCCGGCACGTCAGCAACGCCTGTCACGCAGAGCAGCTCCAGAGTGATAACCATCGTCATGAAACCGTCGGTATGAAAGCATCGGTGAGGTAAAAATATGACCTTGTGGGGTTTAGCGTGGAATAAAACAACGGACGTTTACACGCGATTAGAAGGGGCGGTCGGGAAGACTGCAGGGCTTGACTTCAATTGGTGCGCGCCCTGGATGTTGCGACTAGTGAACCTCAACAATCTAGGAAACGTTACCGCTTACGGCGGCACCCCGTGTTATAATCATCCTATCGCGGAACCGCACCAAGAGATGGTTCAGATTCCTAAGTGTTATTACTACGAAAAGTATGACGCACCATCCACCACCTACTCGTTATACTTCTCTGACAACCCCGCTGATACTGTCGATGGAAACGCCGTGAAGTTATGTCCTCTATTTAGTAGAGACAGTGCCGTGCGGGAGTATATTTACATTGGAAGATATGAGGGATACTTCAATGCTACTACTTCAATGTTGGAATCGCTGCCTAACAAGAAACCAACAGCATTAAAGACGATAGCACAGTTCAGGACTGCTGCGAGACTACGCGCCGGCGGCGTAGCGAACAAGTGGGAGATCCAGGACTACCTTACTACTGCGCACTTGCAAGGACTGTATTTTGTTGAATATGGCGGTTATAACTCGCAAGCGTTGCTGAGCGCCGGAGTGACGAACATCACTGATGACGCTACTACTAATATGGCGATCGATACCGGATATACCGCGGTGCTTAGCGGGAACGGCAGCGGAGAAGTATCTGTAATTCACTACCAAACAGGTCAGACGACGAAGGCGATGGCGTATAGATGGGTGGAGAATTTCTACGGCAACCTTTTCAAGTTCGTTGATGGGATCAACATCAAGGCCGATTATATGCCCTGGATAGCGGATCATGACTTTGCATCAGATACATTTGCACACCCATACGCAGACACCGGACTAACACTCTGCAACACAGACGGCTACGCGACGGACATCGCTATAGGTGCCGGACACGACTTCGGATTTCTACCGTCTGCGGTAGGCGGCAGCGCAACTACGAAACTGTGCGACTACTACTACCGCTTAACAGGAAACAAGATTGCGGTGGCCGGCGGCTTTTGGAATACTGGGGCTGGTGCGGGCGCTTTCAGTTGGGCTCTGGCTAGTGCCTCGTCGAATTCTAGTCGGAGTATCGGCGCTCGCTTGCTTTATGTGGGATAGACGACATTCGGCTAAAAAATAAGCAAAGGCTAAAATTAACAAGAGAAAAGGAAAGAATAAATGGCATGCATCTGTGCGATATCCAGCAGCAATTGGAATAATGAGGCTAATGCAGGCACTTTCAATTGGAATCTGAATAATGCCTCATCGAATTCTAATCGGAATATCAGCACTCACTTACTTTGTGGAGTATTCTCTAGATCGGAATTTAAAACTCATTTCGATAAGATGCGTGCCCTACCTCTGGGTAAAACACACAACAACGAACAATGCCGTGTTAGTAGATTCTCAAAAAAAGAATGGAATGCTCGGCAGTTACTTCACAAACTGACTAGGACATCATGAAACGCTACGATCATCTTTACCCTCAAATCTATACAATGGACAACCTTACTCGAGCGCACGTCAACGCTCGCAGAGGAAAAGCATTCTATTCTGAAGTAAAGATGGTTAACAAGAATCCAGAATTGTATCTCTCGCAAATCTGCGATATGCTGGAAAACAAGACCTATGAAACATCACCTTATGACATCTTCATGAGGTTTGATGGGAAGAAGGAACGTGAGATTTACCGGCTTCCCTATTATCCTGACCGCATCATCCATTGGGCAATCATGCAGGTCCTTGGTCCGATATGGGATCGGACGTTTATTTATGACACGTATTCTTCAATTCACGGACGAGGAATCCATTTCGGACTGAAAAGGATACACCAGGCGCTACGGGATAAAGAAAATACAACTTACTGTCTGAAGTTCGACGTTAAGAAGTTCTACCCATCGATTAATCATGCGATTCTAAAACAGATCATTCGTAAGAAGATCAAGGATAATGACGTGTTATGGCTCCTTGACGGGATCGTTGAAAGTGTAGGCGGGGGTCATGGTGCTCCAATCGGCAATTATCTGAGCCAGTATCTCAGCAACCTTTATCTGACGTATTTTGATCACTGGGTCAAAGAAGATCTGAGAATGCACTACTACTTCCGCTATTGCGATGACTGTGTAATCCTTCACCAGGATCCAGACGTGCTTCATACAATCCTTGAGCGCATCGAAGAATATCTCGCCACGCAGCTGCAACTCACCTTAAAATCTAACTATCAGATATTCCCAACGACGACAAGAGGCGTCGATTTTCTCGGCTACCGCAGCTTTGGCGATTATACATTATTAAGGAAATCAATCGCGACTAGGGCCAAAAGGAAGATGACAAACCTTTCGTTGCCACTGACTGCTGGTGAATTATCTTCAGTTGCGAGTTATCACGGCTGGATGAAATGGTGCGACGCCTTCAACCTCGAACAGCGTTACGTTGCGCCGCTTACGGTAGGAGAATAAAAAACATGAAATCGCAAAGCATGACACAACCGGACCCTATAACAGTTCAGGCTGAGATTGATGACACGGTCCTTATCCGACTTGCTCAAAATATAACCGAAACTGAAATGCAATCGGATTTAGACGGAGAAGGCGAAGTGGTGACGGGTTTCGAATATGACGAAACCATGTTACAGATTCCTACTATTGAACTTCCCCTTGTAACGAACAATTTTGACGCATATTTCGGAATAGGACTCTCGCTCGAGGCTGACTTTGATGAACCTACACTTCTATGGTATCACACTTTAACAAACTTCCTAGAACTCAAACAAACGTTAGTCAGCATAAACGCAGACGATGGCTCAATAGAGCTGCCAATAGCGCCGGAACCCGAAACTATCTTTGTGGATAAGGTGACGAAAGAAGTTGCGTTATCGACGGTAACAACGGCCGCGTTTGACGCTAGACCCATGCCTATAGAAATCAACAAAATAGTGCCGGAAGTAGTGAAGGGATGATAAAACTAAAGACAGCCCCAGCAACGGACGTCGCCGTCGCGTTAGACGTGCGGACCTTCTTACGCATGTCATCATCTGCAGCGGACGCAACTCTGCTAGAGCTCGCACAAGCAGCGCGTCAATATGCCGAGGACTTTACGAGACGCGCCTTTATCACGCAGACCTGGCAGAAAGCACTTGATTATAAAGACGTCAAGGACGCAATATGGCTGCCGAGGCCCCCCCTTCGAAGCATCGTTTCGATCACTACTTATAATGACATAGGAGCCGCTACGGTCCAGGACGCGGCGTCCTACACGATGGACACCTTCTCAGAGCCAGGGTGGGTAGAACTCTTAACGGGTTACACCTGGGGCTATATTAGAGAACTTAACGGCATGCTGATCGAATACACGGCCGGTTACGGGGCCGCTTCCGCGGTGCCTCTACCGATTAAACGAGCGATCATAGAACTTGCTGCGTATTGGTTTAGCGAACCAGCGTCGATGGGCACGATCCCACCAATGACTGAAAAGAAACTACGACCGTATATCGTCTACCTCCCTTGAACCCGTGAACCCATGAGCACACAACAGGCCTTCCAATTCCACACCTTTGACCAAGTGGTAACTATCGTTTCTTATGCCGAAACGGCAGATGGATACGGTGGCTTCACAAGTCCCCCAACGGAAACCGTCGTATCGACGGAATGGTGTTCAATCGAGTTTAGATCTGGGACTGAGGCACTTAATGCGGGGCGTATCGTCGGATCGGCTGACTGGGTAATAGAGATGTGGTGGACTGCGAGTGTCACACTTAAACACGTTGTTAAGTTAGGCGCGAGGGTCTTTGAGATCCTTGGCATAGATCCGCATGGAATGAAAAACGAGTATATGACCCTCTACTGCAACGAAAAGGTGTAACGAGTATGTCAGCAACTATCACGGTTTCGATCTCGGATTCCGATAAGACAGAAGTAAGCGCCAAAATCAAGGCCAAACTAGGTGAGATCGTTTCCAACGCCTCGACGGCACTCTATGAAGGTGGAGAGCTCTTAGCAACCGCATGCCAAGAAGAGGCGCCTGTTGTCTCAGGGGCACTACAGGGTAGCATAAGCGTTTCGCAAGTCTCAGACACAGAGGTTACGATAGCCCCAGGGGTTGAATACGCTTATTGGGTCGAGTTTGGAGAGTGGGAGCCTGGGAGTGCAGATAGAGGTGGGAAAGGCTGGACCGGAAACCCCTACATGAAACGCGGGGCAGAACGGTCCCGTGATGAAATAGCGGCGTATATCAAAAGTAGGTTATCCCAATCATGACCAGAGAATCCGCGATCCTCGAATTACAGCACGCGATTCTTGACGTCATCAATGGCAATGCCCATCTTGTGACCACACACGAATGCAGCGCTTACGACTACGTGCCGCAAGAGGTGGCCCTAGCTACTAAGCCTTATGTAGAGATAGGGGAGCCAATGGAGACTCCCTGGGACTGCTTCTGTGAAGCGCTTGGTCAAAGAGTGGCTATAAGGCTCCATGTGTGGAGCACGTATCAAGGTAAAAAACAGGCGGCAGAGATTATTACGCATTTAAAAGAACTGCTTTGCGGCACTTCGCTTACTATCACAGGTTACACGCACGTTCGGACGCGAGCGGACTTCAATAATGTCATGAAGGATCCTGACATGAAACACTATCACGGCGTTTTGGACTTAGCGGTAAATGTGATGCAAACATGAGAACTTGAGAACTTAGGAAAATATAATTGGCAACGTGTCAACCGCGGTTGACAGCGAAAGAAAACGTGGAAACTTAGAATTTACAGAGGTGAACCAAAAAGATGACAATAAAAGACGGGTCGCTGGGATGTCTCCAGGCAGCTGTTGCAGATACGGGGTATGTTAACATATCTCAGGCGCATGAGCTTGGAGGGTCACATGAACAGAAAAATATTGACGTAACGCAGATGTGCGGAGCTACTAACTACGTTCAGAGAATGACTGCCATCCAAAAGATAACTTACGAGGCACAAGGCGCTTGGGATGACTATGGCGATATAGCACAAAACATCTGCCTAGACAACGCGGTAAACGATGCGCCACTCTGGTTAAAATTTCTTTTCGACGGAACGAAATACGTGAAATCACAGGCCGTGATTGATAAGTTTACGATAAGCGCTAAGCCGGAGGGAATGGTAGAATTTAAATTTACTGCACAGTCAACCGGAGCGATAACTCACGGTTAACCGGATTAATCGGAATGAAAACTTAAGGAGACTATAAGAAAATGACAATAGCCAAAGGATCGTGCGCCAAAGTGTATGCAGGCGCCACAACGGGACCCACAACGGTATGCGCTCACATCAATGATGTTAAGCTGTCTCTCAGTGGGAAAGCCATCGACGTTACAGAGTTTGCTGCGGCATGTCCAACGTATGCGGCTAAACTGTCCGCAATCAAGGACCTCTCAGCTACAATATCAGGGTTTCTGTATTATGCGGACCCAGGGCAGGGGGCTATCTTTGCCAACCATGTGTCCGATACAATTCTCTGGATTAAGCTAGGGTTCGGTGTCGCGGGGGCCTCACCTACAGTCAACTTTAACGCAATCGTAGAAAAGATAGACATAAAAGACACAGTTGACGGCATGCAAGAAGTTACGTTCGATGTCACCAACTCAGGCGCCATCGTTACGTGGGCGTAAACAGTAGCTTCAAATTTAAGGAGCTAGTAACATGGTAGGCGTAATAACACCTGGGCACCACGCAGTAGTTTACGTGGGCACCGTTGCCGAAACAGTTATGACTTTAGAGCCCACAACGATGAGCGGCGCAGGCAAGATATTTCAGATAACAGCTCCGCTCAAGCGCGTATGCGCTCCTGTAACCACGCAAACACAAAACTGGGCCACCGCACCAACGGGACCTATTACGGTTAATCGCCTGACGGGAACATGGACGTCAGCCGCAGATGAAACAACCCACATACCCCTAACGATAACGGGAAAATATCTAGAAATGGCACAGTTGCTGTATTGCAACGAGTTCACTATGGAGATCACTCCAAAAATCGTGGAAACAACACCGTTCGCTCAGAACTTCCAGTCAGTAAATCGTGGTCTATCAGAAGTGAGCGGCACGCTTGGGACCTTCTTTGACCCTGCCGAGATCCCAACAACGGCACCTCCTGCTGGGTTCACTGTCGGAGTCCCTAATTATTTCTCGGCTCAAACAATAGCCAACGCGGTCATCGCGGTTCAATTCTACGTGCATGCTAATCTCAGCATACTTTCGTGGGCTAATATCGACAAGTATGACTTGAAAGCTGCCATCGAAGGGATGCAAGAAGAGACGATCGCGTGGAATGGAATGCGGGATGCAGAAGGGCACGTAGTATCGAGACAAACATAAACTAAATAAAAAAGGTGAGGTAGAAATATGGTAGAAAAACCAACGAAACAAAATCTAGCAGAAGAGATCTTAAACCTAAACGATGAACGAAGCGAGCTTGTTAAAGTCCCTGAGTGGAATAACATGGAGATTCTTTGTAAGAACATGACCGGAGCGGACCGAGCGGTATTAGGCGACATGCTTGACATCGACGGGGAAACTAACAAGGTCCACAGCACAAGCACTACTGCGGACATCGTTTTCCTAGGGGCCTATAATCCAGAGACAGGGGAAAGGCTCTTCAAGAAAACCCAGATGGAAAGGCTGCTATTGAAAAACAGCGCCCCTCTTGAACGGCTCGCTAAAGTTATCAACAGGCTTTCGGGTCTCGGACGTGATGCAGACAAGCTGATAACAAAAAACTGAGGGATAACTATGAGTTATTCTTTATCTTCTCCCTGGCAGAGCAGCTCCACATGACTGTTGGTCAGCTCATGGCCAACGTATCGAGCTATGAGCTGAGCCAATGGCATGCCTACTATGGGATCAAAGAAAAAGAAAACTTGAAAAAACAGAAACAAGCTGAGGCAGAACAAGAAGCACGCAGTAGGGGCACAAAGGACTACTCAGAGGAGATGTTTACTGTAGATGACTTGCCAGAAGAGGTAAGACACCTAGGAGAATAAGCAAAACCAAAATGTCGGATGTCATCGCGGATCTGTGCGTAAACCTGAGCTTAGAGAGTGACCTTGACGCGGCTATACAAGCAGCAGCAGATAGCATCGACGCGCTCAGTGGAAAGAGTATTGACATCGCCACAAACTTTGACAGTTCCGCTCTTGAGGCAGACCTCGCGACGGCTACTACTGGGTTAACTGCCGATATAGCAGCGACTGTAGACACCTCTGCAATCGAAGCTGACCTATCCTCTGCAACCAATGGCCTAACGGCTAACGTCGAGGCAATCGCGGATACTACGAGCCTTGAATCTGATATTACCTCTTCTATAGATAGCCTCGGCGGTCAAACTGTTAATATAGCTACTGCTGTCGATGACTCTGCTATTACAGAAGCGCAAAGCGCGATTGATTCCCTGAGCGGAACCACCATAGATGTCGATACGAACGTGGATGATGGTTCGTTGGCTGCCCTGTCTAGCGAGATAAGCGGAATGAGCCCCCAGATAATCGAGGTAGAAACGGTGGTTAACTCCGCACCAATTAAAGCGCTAAACAGCGAGATCAATAATGTCAAGAAAGACAACGTAGTGGCCCTCAAATCTACTGCCGATACAAACGGCTTTAAAGTAATGAAAACCGAGCTTACCGGCTTAAAAAAGGACGTCACTGGGGTCAATCGGTTATTCACTACGATGGGCAAGGACTCCGGCCTTGCGAAGGCCTTTTCTGGCCCCCTTAAGAGCATGGGGGCTATGGCGCAAGTCGGAGGGCTGTTCAGCAATGAAATGTATATGGCGACCACTGGAGCAGGCATGTTAGGTGGGATAATTTCGGGTCCCGTTCTTGTAGGTGCCGTTGCAGTAGGCGCTGCTTTTCTTACCCTCGAAACAACCTCTAAAACGTTTCAAGGGTTGATGGGCGGGGTGGTCGCTAAAGTCCAGGAATTAGTATCATGGGGGGGTAAAGTTAAAGACGCTCTTTTCGCTGGTGACTTCGGTCAAGTAGGAAATTTACTCAAAACTGGCGTAATGGACACTTTCAATTACCTCATGAAACTCAACTGGGGGGATATTGGAAACAAACTCAAAATATCTCTCATGGAGAGTTTCGACACGATAAAGAGCACACTGACAGGCGTGTGGGACACCTTAAAATCAACCGACTGGGGTGCCGTCGGAACTGCCATCTTAAACGGGATCAAATCGGCATTGACTGGCCTGGCTTCACTGGGCGCTGCGCTCCTTGCCTTCTTAATGGCCGTTAACTGGGGCGGGGTCGGAACTGCCATAGCAAACGCGGTTAGGGGCGGCTTAGACGCCATCAAAAAGGTAGACTGGGGCGGCATCTGGAATACGATGGTTTCCAATGCTCAGTCCACATGGGCCACGATCGTCGCTGGATGGAATACCGCTGTTAATGCTATCAAAGCCGTCGATTGGGGTGGTGTATGGGAGTCAATCAAAAGCGGCGCTGCGGAAGTATGGAATGAAATCGCCTCTGCCGCCTCTAAAGTAGGCGATGCCCTCAAAGCCGTCGATTGGGGTGGTATTGGGAACACCATTAAACTAGCTCTTGTCGGTGCCTTTGTCGCGGCAGTAGCGGCGTTTAAGTCCGTCGATTGGGGTGGCATCTGGAGTAGTCTTGTCGCCTCGGTTAAATCCGTCGATTGGGGTGGTATTGGGAGTAATATAGTAACATCCATAATGACAGCCGTCAGGAGCGTCGATTGGGGTGGCATCTGGGATAGTTTCGCTGCCAATATGGATAACTTAAGGAATATTGTTATTTCTTGGTTTGAAACACAGGACTGGAAATCGGTTGGGAATACAGCGGGTCAACTATTAGGCGAAGCATTTATTACAGCCATACAAACACTTTTCAGTATCTCAAGTTGGTTTTGGACGGCTATCGCAGGCTCTATAGGCGGGGGGGACTCCGGTGAGGCTACAAGTGCGGTCCAAGGGGCAAGTCAAGATCTAGGTAGTGAATTTAAGAGCGGTTTTGCATCAGCAATAAGTGGTTTTACTGCTGGGATTCAGACCCAGTTGGACAGGTTGGTTATAAACTGGGATGGTATCCTTGCGGGGGCGGCGGCGGTTGCCAACCTACTTGGGGACCTCTTTTACAACGGGATTGCCAACGCCATTAATAAGGTTAAAAATTCACTACCTGGGGGCTCTCTCTTACCTGACGTGCCTCTAATAAGTGACGCACAGATCCAAGAAGATGCGAATACGATAAAAAACACTATGCAAACTGTGGTGCCTGTGATCCGTCCAATATTCGATAAAACCGTGTTAGACACCCTTCCAGAACAGATTGGCGCCACTAAATTATTGGCAAGTGTGGGTATAGACTCTGCGTCTATACCGTCGATAATATCGCAACTGGAAAACGCGACTACTTTCTCAGAAGCATATAAAATCCTTGTCGATGCCGGATTATCCCCAGATGCGGCCACTATGGTAGCAACTCAACTAGCAAACCACAAATACACTATTGATGTTACCGCAAAGATCACAACGATGACCCCTGAACTCCAAGCACAAATTGATGCTATTCCTACGGGGCCAACGGGGCCAAACGACAGCGTATTAAAAGACAACGGCGGCGGGGGAGGGGATACTCGGAGTGTATTTGACACAATTACACAAGGCGATCTGGGATCTACACTACCTCAACTCTTGAAATCAATTTCATCGCATGGTATGCTCGGTGGTATTGCGCAGGCCACGCTTAATGTAACGTTTATCCTTCCAGCAATGGCAGCCGCTCAACTCGTCTGGGACTTCCTTAAATTTATCTTTGACCATTTCAGCACATACACCGCGATATTAAACTTACTCGTAAACGCACCGGATATAAGTAAACTATTTGAGGACCTTAAGGGCATCGTGGGGAGGACGTGGGACGCAACAGTCAACTTTGTAAAAGGCGCCGGTCAAGAACTTTGGGGCTTCCTCACAGGCGTCGCAACTGCGGCAGTTCATACGGCACAGGTTATAGTTGATTTTATAGCCAACGCTGCTAGTAACGCATGGAAGTGGTTACAAGGGACGGCGGGGCCAATGATTAGCGCGGCAGTAGATTTCGTAGCTAACACAGCGAGCAGCGCATGGACGTGGTTACAAGGTAAAGCAGGGCCAGCAATCAGCGCGGCAGTAGATTTCGTAGCTAACACAGCGAGCAGCGCGTGGGACTGGATGCAGGGGAAGGCATTACCGGCTATTGAACAGACTGTAAACTTCATTGCGAAGGTGGGTGGGGGAATCTTAGCGGCGGGGGCGTCTTTCATAGACCAGCTACTAGGGAATAAATCCACCGACACCGGCGAGAGTAAGTCTGTCCAGGTGAGCATGACCACCGGCACCGTTAGCGGAAACTTGCTTAATAAAATAAATGTTGAGTCGCCAACGACATCCATAACGGTAAGTGCTACGCTCGACGCTAACGCTACTAAAGTATTTGGGACCGACGCGGCAGCAGAAATCAAAAAAACAATACAAGTTACGGCTACCTATGATGCAAAAGCAGCGCAAGTATTTGGGGAAAACTCCGCGCCGTTCACAAAAGCCGTTACCGTAACCGGAACCCTTACACCTCCGCTCGATCAAGTCTTTGGGGTCAATTCTGCCGCATTTACGAAATCAGTAACCGTAACAGGGACACTCACCCCTCCGCTCGATCAGGTCTTTGGTCAAAATTCAGCAGCATTTACGAAATCAGTGACTGTAACCGGAACCCTCACACCACCCCTCGATCAGGTCTTTGGAGTTAACTCAGCCGCGTTTACGAAAGCCGTAACAGTAACCGGCACCCTCCAGGCCCCCCTCGATCAGGTCTTTGGCATTAACTCGGCACCGTTCAATAAAGAAGTGAACGTTACCGCAAACGTAGCGGCTGACCCCACAGCGGCTAAAGTCTTTGGGTCTGCTCCGGTCCAGGTTACAGTTGATCTCATTAAAGGATCGTGCCCCTGGTGCGATCAGATAGGGCTTTTCGCAGGCAGCACTACTCACGCCAAAGTCATAGTTGACCTTGAGAAAGGGACGTGTGCCTGGTGCGATCAAATAGGGTTGTTTGGTGGAAGTTCTACACATGCATCTATAACGGTGGACCTCGTTAAAGGTGCTGATAATACTGGCCTCGATGCAATGAAAGCAACGCCAGTCAAAATACCTATTGACGTTCAGACCGGACCAGCGCAAGCAGCAATAAACGCACTTTCGAGATCGTCGCCTGTTTCGATCCCTATTGATGCACAGACTGGACCAGCACAAGGAGCGATAAACGCGATAGCACGAACGGCACCTATCAATATTCCCGTTACTACTGATACGGCTGCTGCCCAAGGCGCCATAAACGCCATAGCGAGAGGGTCCCCTGTCTCGATCCCTGTTGACGCACAGACGGGTCCAGCACAAGGAGCGATTGATGCAATAGCGCGAGGATCCCCTGTCTCAGTGGCTGTTGACTGCCAGACCGCTCCGGCACAAGGAGCGATTGATGCAATAGCGCGAGCATCCCCCGTAGTTGTTACTGTTTCATGTGATACGAGCGCTGCCCAAGGCGCCATAAACGCGATACAGGGGAAATCTGTGCAGGTCACGGTAAACACTAATTACACTTCCAGCGGAAGCTCGGCTGAAGTCAAGCCTGCAGCGAAGGGAATGGTAGTAGGGATGGCTTCCGGTGGGCTAGTAGGGATGGCTTCCGGTGGGCACATCACAAGCGGTCCGCAACTAGCCCTTATTGGCGAAAAAGGACCAGAAGCGGTTATCCCAGAGAGCCTCTGGAGTGGTGTAGCCCCCTGGGTGTTCGATGCACTACCCCAATATGCCGGTGGGACTGTAACGGGTTCGGGTTCGGCAGGTGGCGGCGGCGGCGGCGCTAATTGGGATAAACAGATACAATACCTGCAACCTATCAATTCAAACACCAAAGCAAGCCTTAACTATGCGTTAGTGACCACAAAGAACACTGCGACCGCTAACACCCGCTTGGCCCTGATAAGAACTGCTGGTGCTGCGACTGCCCTCTCAAGCAATGCGACTGCTAAGGCGTGTAACTCTACAGCGGCAGCTTGTGATGCTACAGCAGCGGCGTGTGAGACTAACTGCACAACAGCAACCGATAATAATACATCGAGCATAGCGGGGTCTTGTGCGTCAATCGCTGGATCATGTGCAGCTACTGCGGGGGCATGTGCAGCTACTGCCGGATCTTGCGCAGCTACTGCTGGGTCATGTTCGTCTACTGCTGGATCATGTGACACAACCGCAGGCTGCTTAACTTCTAACTGTTCAAGCTACGCGAGCGGGGGCGTGGTTGATAAACCACAGTTTGCGTTTGTAGGTGAGAAAGAAAGGGAGTATATCATCCCTGAGTCTAAGATGGGTGGTTTACCATCACCTAAGACAAGCGGGGACGCCAAAAATGTTTATTATATCCACGTCGAGGGCGTCAAGTCAGAAGATGTGGTGAAGGAAGTTATCCGTAAGTTGAGGATGCGCGATATACTTAGGTAATGAGGTAGAGACAAAAATGGTAGATGAAATATGGACCTGGTATGATGCCGATGATACAGCTTTTGTCTTAAGCGACGGCACGATCTATCGCGTGCGCTACCCTATCCAGGGAAGGACATGGCCAGACTATGAGCTCGTAACAGAAGAGCGATATCTACAAGCAGGGGATAAGATCAAATTAATTAAAGTTAAAGCGCGTGAGATGACCCTCGCACTATCTTGTTTCGGGACTACTGCCTCTAACCTCGAAGCAAACCGGCGGCTGCTTGAACACGCCTTCGATCCGGTGCGTGGCATAGGGCGGCTCAAATTAAATACCGTTGATTCTCAAGAAAGGAACTTAGATTGCTATTGTTATGAATGGGACTCCGCGGAGTCAACAGACACGTTCGGATGTAAATTTTTTCTCTTTGCGGTCTCCTTGCACGCCCCGTATCCATTCTGGTATGACAGCACCGTAAACTCGCAGATATTCAGCACCGCTGCCGGATGGACCCAGGACATAGACAACGCTGGCGATGTGCCCTCTTATCCGGTTTGGACTATAGTCGCCGCTGCGGACCCGTATGTAGTAACGATAACAAATAACACGACTGGCTACAAAATAGTCCTTGGGACCACGGCAGTCCCCTGTGGTCTAGGCGTTTTCCAGATAACAACGCAAAAGGGGTCGGAATCAGTCGTAAAGGCCCCCTCGACTAACTGGGCAGGTTACATAGACGCAGTCAACACCCTCGATTTTTTCCCGTTAGTTGCGGGGGTCAATAATATTACGATCTCTTACACAGGGACCGCTCCGTCAAACGTGGCCGCTAACTGGTATTCGTTCTATAAGGGGGTCTAAGCTAGATGGTTGACGCTTTCGAGACATACTGCACTCTCAAGTATAGCACATGGCCCCCACACCTAACAACGGTGGTCAACAAGGGCACCGCTGGAGCAACCTATAACGCGACGGCTACACACAACCAATACTGGAAGTTGGAAACGGGGGCTACGTCCTTTGGTTTCGAAGTTGCTGATGATCGCCTAGCAGTAGTTGCAGGGGCACCCAACAATAATCTGACCGGCATGACCTTTGAGTGGATCGTGCAAATAGATTCCACTGCGACTGCCCAAACTCTCTGGTCTAAAAATGGCAGCTCCGCTTTTTCAGTGTATATTTACGCAGGTGGGGGCATCCTTCTAACAAGGAGGGATACTGCGGGGGTCAATTTTGTTTATTGGATGGCCCCTGCCGGAACGATTGCCGCCGGTAAGCGTTATACGATCCAGATAACGTGGGACTCTACGACTCCGTTCACGGCCGCCCCACTTTGCTACGTCAATAATGTAGCAGTCACTATGACGAATACGGGGACGGCTATTACTGCGTGGATTGATGATTCGTCTTACCCCCTGTATATCGCAAACCGCGTTACCAATGACTTGGTGCTCAAAGGCGCATTGATCCTCTTTCGTCAGCATAGTTTAGTCCTTAGTAGAGCCCACCTCACACAAAATTATCGGGCTGATGAATGGCGAATGGGAGCGCCCAGACCAGTTCAAAAACCCGCCGTTCAACCAACACACAGCTATGACTTCAATCAATCAGGAAGCTTAAACGTTCGTAACACCTCAAGAATCACGGCAGACCCACAAGAGAAACAGTGTGTATCTAAGTGGGACTTTAATCGTCCCGTTAGTGGGATTATCCAAAGCACGATACGACCGCAGCCGTATGAAGATGACTGTATTATTAAATGGGACTTCAATCAAAGTAGCGGCACAACGGTTGTCAATGCGGTCCACCCAGGCACGTATGACCTCTCAGTCCCTACAGGCACCTATACCACGTTAAACAGTGGGGCGTTTGCGCTGTTAGATGCAACGGACAGCACGTGGCATGCTACCACTGACGGCGCGTTTAACAGAAATTCAAAAAAGACATACGAATTCTTTTATTACAGCGGAGACGTCGCGGCTGCACGTGTTTACTTGTATGCTAAAGGTAGCGATTATATATGCGTAGAGCCCACCGGCTCAATCAGGGTTAAGCGGATGGCCGCGGGGGGTGGCAGCGGTTACTGGAGCTACGTGACACCCGCAGGAACGATCGTATCGCCGTCTGCTGTTGGCAGTGAATACCATATCGTAGTAGCGTGGGATATGCGGCGTGCAGATGCAGCACACGCACCAATCATTTATGTCAATGGCGAATCCCAAACAGTTACCCTAGCTGCGACTGGTGGTTCGCATTGGGACGCTAACACCAGCTCCCCTTACATCTTTTCCATTGGTGGAGGTGCCCACGTTGCCACGGATCAGGCGATGCTTTCGTGCCGCATTTATAGTTCTGTCCTTTCTGCTGATAGGGCTTATACGAACTTCATTGCAGAAAACTGGCGTATATGCGGACTAGCGAACAGCGGCGGCGTAGCAACTGCCGATATAGACTCTTATTACTACAGGTTTACATCCACGAATTTCGCAGCGTCGAATGCTGGCATGTCCCGTATTGGTGGAATGAACGGCCTCGAACCATTCTCTGTTGAATGGGTTGGAAAAGTCACGGCGGACACGGGTGGAAACCAATACCTTGCTGGGACTGTCATCCCTGGTGGGACGGGATGGCTTTTATACTGGGATTTCGCCGCTTCCACTTTGAGATTCACCTCTTTTGGTGTAGGGTGGGCTACCAATTACGAGATCTCAAGTAGTGTGGTCGCGTTTGGTCGCGTGTATCATGTGGTTGTCACTTATGACCCCTACTCGACAGATACAAACAACCTTAAGTTATATATAAACGGCGCCCTAAATACACAGGTCCATGCATCTATAGCCATCTACCCATTCCCACCTTTACCTCTAAGGTTTGGTAACGACGTAACCCCCTCCGCATTTAATGTTTACCTAGCGAGAATATACAAGAATGCCATTTTATCGTTAGACGACGTCAAACAAAATTACGTAGCGGAAAGCTGGCGTTATGCTGGCCTCACAAACACGGGTGCTGTATCGACTCCAGGTGTTAATTCGTATTATTACAATTTTGACGGTGCGGACTACCTCGCAGCTGCATCACCCGCTGTTTTACCGGATGCTTTCTCGATCGAATTCCAAGTTTCCTGCACGATAGACGCAGGCTGGAGAGGGCCTATAGGTGACTATGGAACCTCCCCAAGTGCTAACGGGTGGACAATCGTTAGACACCCTACAATCCTCTATTATTATTTCACTGTGTATAACGCGGGGGTGGGAGTCCTCACTCTCACCACAACGAAAACCGATTTTGTGTCCGGTCAAGTGTATCATTTCGTTCTTACGTATGACAAAAACGGCGGGGCTAATAACATCAAGTGGTATATTGACGGGGTGCTCGATAAGCAGGCCACTGTAGGTGCTTTAGCAATACCTACTGATGCAAGTGCGCTGCAAATCGGTAGATATTCCATAAGTGGTGGAAACTGGCTAGGTGGGATATACCTCGCTAGGCTTTATGATATAGTCCTTTCGGCAGCAGAAGCAGCAAAAAGTTACCTCTCTGAAAAATGGCGCTCCACCATTACAAAGACCGATGAATACGTCGAAATAGCACCCCCCGTATATCGCGTATGGGCTCGCAATTATGATTATACCCTCCGCAATCCGGTTACGACTTGGCTAACTATGGATGTCCAGCTAAAATACTGTGATGTATCAACCGTTGTTATGACGATGAACACGGCTGATTTTCTTGCTGGATGGTTCGATTCCGTTTATACACCTCAAACCGAGGGGACCTGGATTCAAAATCGTATTGCGAGGTCAACAGATATAGCCCCCTTCCTATACCCAGCGCGACGTTTCCTTAAAGGGACAGGCCTTGTTATCTGGAGAAACGCAGACGAGACACCCGCGTTTAGTGGTGTTATCTCTGGGTTCAAAGAGCACCGCGTTGTAGGGGGGGAGGACACCTGCGAAGTTACATTCTCAAGCGATGAATTGCTGTTAGAAGAGCACATAGCATTTCCAGATTGGGAAACGATAAGC